CCTTAGTGTAGACGTTAAAGATATTTTTCAATAGTGTTAAGTTAACACTACCTTCTTTATCTTCCACAATCACAGGCACTTCACTCAAAAACTCTTTAGATGGATCATTTGATTCAATGTAAGCTTTCTTGAAGGCAATCATATCTTCTGTTTCTGTGAATGGGTTTTCACCATTTGCGCCTGTGTCTAAAATCTTTTTGAATTGCTGAATACAAAACCAAGCAAATTTGCCAAGTTGTTCTTTTGACTCACGTTCTTTACGTTGTTTGTTGAACTCATTAATGCGTTCACGTGCTTCTGGTGTGTCAAGATTGGTGTTGAAATTTAAAATTAGAATACGTCTGTACCATCCATTGGTGCGGTCGTTAAAGGCTGGTAATTCGTTCATTGAAAACATCAGTTTAGCATAGTTGGTAAAACTAAATGCGTCTTTACCCTTTTTCTCAGCATGAACAGCGTCAAGACCTCCTGAAAGCTTTTTCAGTGTTTCAGTACCCTTCACAAAGTTTGCACTAGAATCCGCTTCAAAGTTCAATAATTTATGGTGTAATGAAGCTTTGTCAAAACGATTGTTTTTATCTGCTAAGCTGTCTAGACCAACTGCTGAGCTGTTTTTGAAGCCAATTAATTTGTTCATGATAAAGCCACCTACGTAAGATTTACCATTTGAGCCATTACCTAAGAGGTACAAAATTGATTGGTATTTATATTCTCTATAATACATGTAACCAATATACTCATACAATGTCTGGGCTTGGTCTTTCAGTAAATAGTCAATCCATTGTTTTGCGAGCAGTTCATCTGTCTCATCTGTTTTGATTAAAGGGTATGGCAGCTGCAGCGTATGATAATCTTCTAATTTTGTTTCTCTAATGTCATTCGTTTTAAAATCGTATGTGCCATTTTCAAATGCAATGATGTTTGGGTTAGGGTTGTCACCTAACGGAGCATGTTCTCCACGTGTCATGGAGCGATTAGCCAATTCAGGAGCTAATTTCTTCATTTCTTTGCGTATTTCATTCCCAAACTCTGGATTTCTAAATTGTGGTGTGAATTTTGGCGCTAGTATGTTTTCAAAGTACCAATCTGAATATTTGTAACTACCTAGGTTTACCTCAGACCAGATACGTGTGTCTGCGTTGTATACATATGGAGCGTTTAAATTAGGGTGAGCATACACATAGGCTAGTTGGTTAAATTTATCAATAAATAATTCCTGTTGAATCTCAAATTTGGCTTGTGTACCATCTTTGCCACCGTAGTACATCCTTCCTACTTCTGAATTGAAGTCTACAAACTCCTCACTTGGAAAGTGTTTGTTTGACACTGGTAGTAATTCCTCAACTGGTGCTGAGTAATCTATTTTTGTTAGTTCATTCATTTTTTTATCCTCCCTCATCTGATTATGTACCTAGTATAACACAAACTTTTCATTTGTGCTATACTTTTGACTAAAAATGTTTCGCAATTGATTCCACTGAGTCTTTTATATCTAATTGAGTACCGTCTGATAGTATGACAATAGTGTATTCCCAAGCTTTGTTGTGATAGAATGCTGCAATGTGATTAATGTTTACATATAGCGTGGTGTCATCAATTCTGGTTAAGGTGATTAGGTTGTTTGAGTTCATTAGTTACTCATCCTTTTCATGAACTCATTTAGTGAGCTTTCTGCTTTCTCTTTATCTTCAAGTAAATCAACGTACTCTCTTAGCTGCGCTGTTGTCAGTTTGTTTAGGTCAAATGCCTTTTCTTTTAGTTTAAACCAATTATTCAACAGATTATCATTTGGTATATACCATTTATCTCCACAATCATCTACAATCACTAGTCCAATACCATTCTCAAAAACAACTTTATACTCTTTGCCTAATGTCCAATTTTCCCCATCATCACGTTTACAAACATATGTTTGTCCTTCTTTAACGTCTAATTTGCTCATTTTATTTCCTCCTCTGTTATGATTAAACTAATAAACTTAATTGTTGTTAGTTTAATTGTTACTATCTATTATAATTTGTGGCTTCTTTGCAGTCAAGAATGGTATACTGCTTTTTGGGATAGGTCAAGCGGAATTCATCAATTGCTGCTCTCATATTTTCAGCTAGGTAGCTTAATTGAAGTGTTTGAGTGTGTCTTTTTGCTAGAATAATAAATGTGGTTATTGTGGGTTCCTCCTATTTGTTTATATAATAATTGTACGTCACAATTCCTTGCTTGTCAAGTTGTTTTTTCAATTCTTCGTTTTCTTTTTTAAGCTCTCTCATATTGTCGTAAAGTGATAGATAGTCATTTACATATTGTTTGTTTAGTTCAACCAAACGTTTGTTCAGTTCTTTTACTTTTTCAATACGTTTGCGGTTTACTTTGTCAACTAATTTGAATGCGAATACTGCTGTAAATTCTAACACCATTACTATTGCAACCCATACTACTAGTTTAATTAAGAACGTCATTCTTCTTCCTCCATAATCTCTTCAATAATTTCCAATACCTCTTTTTTCATTTGTTCTTTGCGTGCTTTTTCTTTTTTAATTTTTCTATCTGTATTAATCTCATCAATCATATATATGATAGCTATAAGACCCATCATTGCTAATAAATTAATTATTATAAGATACGTTACCATTACCATTTTATTTCCTCCTATTTGTAAATGTCCATCAAACCAATAATTTTCTTAAATAACTCTTCGTCTTTTGTGAGAAAATGAAAGCGTTCTTGGTGTAAATTATCTAGCCAATGAAAGCGCTTTTCTAATTCACTTAACTCTCCAATTATGATACGCATTTCTTTTTCACATTGTTCTATTTTGTTGTGTGTCTGCCAGTAACGTTGCGTGGTGTGGCTCTGCATATTGTCTGGTTCGTTCATTTGTATAAGTCTCTTCATTGCGTTATCATGAACCTTAGAGAGTTGCTTGAACTCTCTAAGTTGTATTTTCATGATTTCTGTGTAGTATTTATTTAACATAAGGTACTCCATTTAAGTTGCATAACATGTTCAGTGTGCGTTCCACATCTTCTTTTGTATGTGGGCTACTACATTCCATTTGTTGCACTTCTTTTGCCCACTCTTCGTCACATTCCATAATTTCCATATATCTTTTAACGAATAAGTCGTATAGTTCTTCCAGTGTGTTTTCTAATTGTACATAATATTTTGTCATTGTTGTTTCCTCCTCTTTATCTTATGAACTAATTATAACATGGATAGAATCCAGTGTCAACTGTTTTAATTATTTTAATTATTTTATTTTGAGTCCTGTGATACAAAAACCATTGCTAAATCGTTTCTTTTCTACATTATAGCAGCTCATGATTTCTTTGTCAATGGTTTTTAATCCTCCTTTATTATCAATTGCGATTTGTTGAATTACTTTTTTATAGTCTGATAATTTTACTTTATCTGTTTTATTTCCTGTGATTATGATTTTATTATATAGTAGCTTTTGTTCAATGTCAAGTGTTTCTAACCATGTGGCGTATTGCTGCATGATTTCGTGTGGTGTTCCTGTAAATGTTACTTCCATAGATTAGTCCTCCTCAATACGTTTTAGATTGGTTAAAACACGAACTTTACTTGTGCGTTTTTCTTTTACGCCACATGTTTGTAGTTCCTGTTTAAATACTTTCCACTCATGAGCTTCTAGTTGACACGCTTGTTTAACGAATCCTAGTGGTAACATATCGTTCTCGTTTTGTGTTAGTCTGAGGTTGTGTTGGCTTAGTTTTGTGGATACATTGTTGAGTGACTCTTGTTTATTTACTTCATTTAACCAGTGTTCCATTTCTTGTTTAATTTGTTGTGATGTTCCTTCAAAGATTAGTTTCATAATTGTTTCCTCCTCTTTGTTTATGAGTTAAGTATAGTCTATTGATGAATCATTGTCAAGTTTTTTGTTCAAATTATTGTATAATGTCATAGAATGTCATAAAATGACGAAAACCAGTGACATTCTACAATCGCTGTAACCCTTGATATACTTGACTTTTTAAAAACCAGTGACATTCCGTTTTTTAAGAAATGCTATTATATCAACGTTAAAAAGACCAGTGACGTTTAGAATGTCTATTTTACACTTTTATATATTACGTTACTACACTATAATGTAATAACTATTTTATAAACTTATATATATAATATGTCATAACGTCAATAACATGGTAAAAGCTATGGGAGAGTAAGGATACAGCGATTTTCCGTTTGTCATTCGTTTGTCATTAGTTAAATTATAATTGCTGTATCACTTGATATGATAGCATTTTAATAATGACATTTTACGTCATTATTAAAAATAGTATATTATTAATTTGTTATTTAATTAATAAAGCCAACTGGTTTGCTCGATCATCCAACACAGTATCCCTTATCTATGATATAATAGAAACAAAGAGGAGGAGATATAATGAAAGACGTATTAACCACGAGTTTATCAATTATATTAAGTCTTTTGATTATTATTGGTTTCGGTTACATTGCTATCTATTTAGGTATGAAGTTACCATATCAATTATTTCAGCAAGGTGATTGGGGTTTTGCAATTGCGCAACTGGTTATCATATGGAGTTGGTTATTAGGAGGTAATGGTAGATGAAAAAGATTGAAATCACTTTAGATGAAGAAACGGGTATGTATTGTGTTGACAAAAAATGTAATGATAATTATCAACAAGGATTACGTACGTATAATATTGATGAAGCATTACTATATCTTGGAGACAGAATGGTGGAATTAACTTATGAAGACTGACAAACAATTACTACAATTAAATAAGACTGATTTATTACAAGAGTATCGCAAGTTAGAAAGTAAACTACAAGAAGTATCAGTTAACATTCAAGAGCCAACACTTGAAGAAGCTATCAAGATCGTACAGGAGCATGATATGATTGTACGTAAGAAACAGCACTATAACTTCTAGTAAGTAGTTAATGATGAAAGGAGGTGTTTCATTTGCCATACATGTATTGCAATCAAGAAGGATGTAATGAAACAGTTAAGCTACCAGCACAATACTGTGCCAAACATCAACCATTAAAGGTACCTGACCCATTACCAGAACCTGAATCAGTCAACGCTTTGAAGGACACAACTCACTTAGACTTATTAGATAAAGCTAACAAGAGTATGAACACAAAGAAGACTACTAAATAATAGTAGTCTTTTCTTATATACAATAGAAGGAAGGAGTAACGATATGCCACAACGTAAGTGTGCAGTGGCGTCATGTCGCAGCTATGTCACGCTACCTGAGCGCTACTGTGACGCACATCAAGGGTATAACAATAGCCAATACAATAAGCATGTAAGATACAACGAGGACAACAAGAAGTACAGTACCTTCTATCATTCAACCCAATGGAGGAACGCACGTAAAGCTAAGCTAATGGAGCAACCACTATGCGAGGTATGCTTGGCACAAGGCAAGTACACCAACGCTAACATGGTTCACCATAAGATAGAATTAAGAAGTCCAAATGGATGGAAACATAGACTTGATTTAAATAACTTAGAGTCAATCTGTTACGAGTGTCACAACAAGGAAGAACATAGCTACAGTTGGAAAAATAGAGGTATGGAACAGCGCTAAATCAACAACCGCACAGTCAAAATTATTTTTATGGAGACCCAAAATGTTTTTACCCCCCTACCTTTTTATAACGAATTAATCGCTGCCCCCTCTTCTTCGCACAAAATTCTAAAAATGAAGTTTGAAAAACGTCCTTTTCCCCTCGTAAACGTGATTTAAACCTGGTTTCTTGTGTTGAAAATAAAGGATTACCACTACATCTAGTATGTTATTTCGCTTATACGATTGTTCCCCCTATAAACATGATTGAACCCTGGTTTCTTTACACAGGGTTCTTTTTATATGATATAATAAAGCTATATAAGGGAGTTAGCCGTTAACTCAAAAATAAATTAAGGGAGGTAGGATAAATGCCTGCACCAAAACCAGTCTACGTAAAAGATTTATCAACTGGGCAGACACGCAAATTTAAATCACAATTCGCAGCAGATGATTTCTATAATAAGAAGCGTGGCTACTTTAAGGATATTAAAACAAAATTAGGCGGACGCAATCGTCACTTTGAAATTACAGAAGCACCAAAGGAGGATTAAAATGAAAAATTTAAAAGGTACTATCAAAACAGAGTATCGCACATATGTGCAAAGAGTGGAAGGCGCAACCCAAGCTCCACAATTCATGATTAATGACAAAGTCTACTACGTATATCAAATGGAAGAGAGTTACGTAACCTCAGGAATTCATGGTGAACATCACACATTAGAAGCACTAGTAGCTAGTGAGTTTAGTTATAGTGACGACCTACTACAATGGTTTAACCTACACATGAACTACCACACAAATACTTGGAGTTTAACTAAAACAGAAGCACCAAAGGAGGATTAAACAATGGCAAGACCACGAAAATTATTAAACGCTCAGAGTGGTAACTTGACCACTCAGCAACGAGAAGAGCGTGAGAAGGAGGAAGAAGTACTTTATAACTATGAAAAGCTAGACTTTAGTTTTTATCCACCAGGGTTATTACCACAAGCATTCAATGAATGGGATCGCATTGGCGCATATGTAGGAGACTTACCTATTTCTGAATTAGATGTTAATACAGTTATTAGATATTGTAACTACAATTATTTATACGCTGAAGCAGTAGAGAAAGTGGCACAGATGGGCGCAATTGACCCTGAGACAGGTAAAGCCAATCCATGGGTAAATGCAATGAACTCCTATTCAAAAGAGCTTAAAACGGCAACAAACGATTTAGGATTAACAATTAATTCAAGAATGAAGATTATTCTTCCAGCAGAGAAAGAAAAAGAAGTAATTGACCCATTTGCAAAAATGTTTGAGGGATAACCTACACAAAACTAAAAATTTGTGATATAATAATTATAGAAATCGAACATTGGAGACACCAAAATATAGGTGATGTAGGAGTCATCTATATTGAACAGCCGTGGTTCACCACACTCCACACTAAAGTGGATATGCACTGAATGTAGGGCGTGTATATTTGCAGATACTAGCCTCCCACTAGTCTAGCTAACTAGTGGGTCTTTTTTTTTTGTGCTATAATCAAAATACTTCCCAGACCTACATATACTATGATATAATATAGATATACTAGTTAGGAGGAATTACTTATGGAAGAAATTTGGAAAGATATTAAAGACTATGCAGGTTTGTATCAAGTTAGTAATTTGGGAAGAGTAAAGAGTTTAAATTATAGAGGTACAGGCAAAGAACTCATATTTAAAAAAAGTTATTTTACAAGTGGATATGAACGAGTATGTTTAACTAAAAATAAAATAGAGAGAACAAAAAGAGTCCATGTTCTAGTAGCAGAGACTTTCATACCAAACCCTGAGAATAAACCACAAGTGAATCACATTGACGAAGACAAAACCAATAACATGGCTTCTAACTTAGAATGGGTTACACCTAGAGAGAATTTAACGTATGGTACACGTATGAAGCGCGTAAATAAACTACGCTCAGTTAACGGATATAAAGCTAAAAGAATAGTAGATGGTGAAGGTGTAATTTATGAATCAGTAGCTCAAGCGAGTAAACAATTAAATATTAGTAGAAGTTGTTTAGACAATGTGTTGAAAGGTGTTCAGAAATCTACAAAAGGATACACATTTAAATATGTTAGTGAGGTTGAAAATAATGAAGTTTGACCCAGTACAAGACTATATAGATTTGATTGAAAAAGGTTATGTAGAAGGTAAGAAATACGTTGTTGAAGATGGGAAATATAAAACAATTAAAGTTGATATTCGTGTAGGAAGTAAAATTAAAAAAGCGATTGAACGTCACCAAAAAGAAGTTGAGTTATCTAAAACTCCAGACTATCCATATATTTATAGACCAGAAGAAGCGCTTCCAGTTATTAGGTTTATAGAAATGCTACCAGAACCCAAGAGTCGTAAACCCATGAAGTTAGCCACCTTCCAAAAATTCATTATTGGTTTACTATATGGCTGGCGTAAAAAGAGAGATAATACTAGACGTTTTAGAAAAGCATATATATCCCTAGCACGTAAGAATGGGAAGTCTTTAATCGTAGCAGGTATTGCCTTATATGAGTTTTTATTTGGTAAGAACCCAGCAGCCAGCCGCCAAGTAGTAGCGGCAGCGAATACAAAAGACCAAGCGGGAATCGTTTTCAGAATGCTAAAATCTCAACTAATGGCACTACGTAGCGTATCAAAAGAAGTGAAGAAAAGAACCACAGTGCGTAGATATGATATTGAAGCTAGTGATGAATCAACTGTTAAGCCATTATCCAGTGACGCAGACACACTAGATGGATTGGATGTTTTATGTGGTATTTTAGATGAGTATGGTGAAGCTAAAGATACAAGTATTATTGAAGTATTAGAATCATCACAAGCGCAACAAGTAGAAGGATTAATTCTAATGATTTCCACAGCAACAAAGAATCTGAATGGCCCAATGTTTACTATAGATTATGCCTTTGTTGAAAAGTTACTGGATGAAGATGTTAAAGCAGACGCCTATCTTGCCTTGTGTTGGGAAATGGATAGTCTAACAGAAGTTGATGATGAATCTAACTGGATAAAGGCAAACCCTTTACTAGAAATACCAGAAGCATATGAATCAATGATGGAGCACAAGCGCAACTCACTTGATGAGTATAAAGGTAAAATGGATTTGTCAGGGTGGTTAACAAAAGAAATGAACTTTTGGGTACAATCATCTAAAGATAGTTTTGTAACCAAAGAAGAATGGGATGCAGTGAAATCACCTACTAATTATAATATTAGAGGTATACCTCTAATA